AGCGTGTTCCCCGTTTGCAGTTTGGCGGCTGCAGGCGATTGTGATCTCTCAAGTGCTGAGGAAATCCTCATTTTAACTGCGAAAGCGCAGGATTCATTTCTACGGATTTTAGAAATAGGCCGTTTGTGTCGGCGCCACTCCAGTAACCATATCTATTCCACCACACCGTGCGGACCAAAGTGAGCACATAAGGTATGGCAGATTTACGCGAAGTAGCACGACGGCTTGATGACCATGTACAGCACTTACAACCCATTCACGATGACGAGGAGGCATCGATGGATTTGGTTTCCCTCAGACTCTTTCGGCGCAACGATCCAGTCTCTGTCCGCATCCGACAGAGTTGTTTCGATTGGGCCCGGTTGGCAGAGCGCATCCGCCGTTTACAACAAGTGCGCTCTTTCACCGAGAGTTATGAGGCTCACCTCCTTAGGGGGGGGGTGGCAGGTATCCCCCCCCCGCCCAACTCCGGGCTTGTAATGCCGGAGGAGGTTGGGCTGGTTGCACCCAGCCCACTCGTGACCCCTGACGTGACTGGTCAGGTGTCAGAGCATTTTGGTCTTGGGAACGCGGAAAGCATGATGACAAATATCCGCGTGTACACACCTCCCATGACTCGTGCAAATTCGGCGGTGCACCTGCCGGGCATTGGGGACCTCTGTCGTCATGACAGCGATCCAAAATGTCTGATTGCGCCGTTGACGGTAGGTTTCACTGACCGTACACCACCCTGTCCTCGCAATACCATAGAGACAGGCCCAGTCGAACCCCCAACACCAGCCATCGACGGATATGGGCCACATCCCCGGCCCACCCCGGTGAAGCAGCAGTCTTGTTGCGCTTTGCTGCGGAATCTTCTGCCGTCTTGGGCTTTTGGGTATAAAGGAGCGATTAGGGTTAAAGCAGCAGAGGTTAAGGCTGACTTCATCAAAGCATCATACGATGAGGAGCCGGAAGCCAAGTGTTATGCCAAGCTTAGCTTGACCGACATCTTGGCGGCCAAAGCCTCTGGGAAGTACAACCAGTACCACCGTGCCAGCAACCGCTGGCACAAACGCTTGGCAACTTTGCGTGAACTTCGAGAGATATTACTGTTCGAATCCTCAGAAGTTCGCCGGATCCGCTCAACTACCAATGAGACGTGGGTCGGCATCAATGCTAGGAAGGTGGTTACTAAAGCAGTGGAATCGGGGAAGGTGGATAAGAGGCATGCACAGTGGTACAGAGCGGCACTCAACGAGGTCTTCTTTATTGAGGATGACGACGATGAGTTTTTGGCCGCTTTGCGCACGAGCTGCGTGCGTGCCTACTAGGGGGGCCCAACTCGAGAGGCCGGTGTCGACACTAGGAAAGGACTATACTACACTGGAGTCAATTTTTCTGGAGTCACAGAAGGGATATCGGTCAAAGAGAGTGGGCAGGACAGACCCCGTCGCGCGCGAGTTTCAGTACGACACCCAGCGTGCGCGATTAACGATTTTCGGTGTCACAACAACAGTTTGCCGAACTTACTCCGTGCTCTCAATGAGCGCGTTTTCAATGTAGAGAATGAGGACGGCACACTGTCCCCCACCCCGCAAGCAGCACCGCGGCAGTGGGAAAGGCTTGGTTGGATTTCTCGCCGGCTTGCCCTGGAAGTTAGGGAGCGGGTGCCTCATGTGCAAAGGTTGACCGTCGACCAATTCGTCGAACAGTGTCCCGCACAGAAGCGCCAGCTATATGCCCAGGCCGGAGAGGAGTACACCAAGCGCGGTCTTGGTAGCAGGGACTGTGTCCTGAAGGCTTTTGTTAAGTTTGAGAAGATTAAATTTGAGCCTGAGGGAAAGAAGTCTGACCCATGCCCGAGGTTGATCCAGCCGCGGTCGCCAGTTTTCAACGTGGCATTGGGTAGGTTCACACGCAGGATTGAGGAGGAGCTGTACCACGCCCTCGGTTCTGTGTGGGAGGTGGATGAAGGGGAGAAAGTAGTGATGAAAGGGCTAACAAATGAGCAGATGGCGGATCAGCTATATCGTAAGTGGGTGAGTTTTAAGAATCCCGTTGCAGTTGGACTTGACGCGAGTCGGTTCGATCAGCATATCGGTGAGCAAGCCCTGCGGTATGAGCATTCCGTCTACGAGCGAGTTTACTGTGGCACTGACGGTTTTGATGAACTTCTGTGGCTATTAAAGGCGCAGAGGAACAACCGAGGTGTCGCGTTTTTGGATGGCCATCGAGTAGATTACGAAATCAAAGGGACGCGCGCTTCTGGCGATATGAACACCGGGCTTGGCAATTGTATTATTATGTCGAGTCTGATTCTGCAGTATTGCAAGGAGCGGAGGATCGAGGCTAAGTTGGCTAATAACGGCGACGACTGCCTGGTCTTCATGGATGCAGCCAATCTTCCGCGTTTTTCCGCTGGTTTTGACGCCTGGTTTTTGTCTTACGGCATCAACATGAAGGTCGAGGAACCCAGCCGCTATTTTGAGCACTGCGAGTTTTGCCAGATGCGTCCAGTATGGTCTGGCTGGGAGTGGGTCATGGTCCGCTCGCCTCGCAACGCTATCAGCAAGGACACGTTGTGCCTCGGTGAGAAAACTGAGGATTACCTTGCCTGGATCCACGCTGTTGGGGTTTGTGGCCAACACCTGTATGGTGACATGCCGTTGTACAATTGTTTGTACACGCGGATGATCCAGGCAGGTCGGCCCACCAACATTGCGAAGAGTAATACGTGCCGAAACACTGGCATGTTTATTCAATATGGATTCAATAAGGGCAAGAGACATAACAACGTTGTTCAGGAGGAAACACGGCTAAGTTTTGCCATCGCGTTCGGAATATCTCCTCAGAGGCAATTGGACATTGAGGCGGAGTTGGCTCTGCTGTCTTTCGACGGCATAGAAGACGCTTCCCTCGGGACGGAGCTTGCTCTGTTCAATTGACCACCCGGGATTGTACATAGAAAACACACACACACACACACACACACACGCACACGCATTATTGTTAAGAACAATAAGAACCAGAGCTACTAGCGGCGCAACACAGCGCCCAAACCGGCCATCAGTAAGCCGAAACGTCGTCGCAACCGCCAAAACCGACCGAGACCCAACATGGTCGGAGCCGCCATGGTCACCGGCAAATCCAGCAGCATGACATCGATCACTGTGACAAAATCAGAGCGTATCGGAGTCGTTGCCACTGGAGCCGCACAGCCAGGCATAGTGCTAACGCAGTATGTCAATGCAGGCAATTTGGCGAACACCACCAATTCGTACTTGGCCCGTCAGGCCCAGTTGTTCGACAAATATCAGTTCTCGAAATTCGAGATTGAGTATGTCCCTTTGGTTTCAACATCCACTGGGGGCAATGTGATAATCGGTATGGACATTTCAGCCAACGATACGTCACCAGTCGACGCTACCGGCATGACGAATTTGTCCCTTGGATATTCCGAGGGCAATGTATGGAGAGGTTTTAAGTATGCGGCACAATGTTTTGCATGTTTTCCGTCGGGTCCGAAGTACGTCCGCTCAGGTACCACTCAGTTGGGCGAGACCGCTTCATTATACGACATGGGAGCGCTGTACATATACACAGAGGGGGCCCCAATCAACACCACCCTTGGG